GCTGTCCAGTCGGCAAACGTTCTATCTCCAGCATACTTTATGAAACGTCCAAAGTATGGTATCTGATATGATCCTGTAGTTGACTCAGGAAGAGCAGCTGCTCTTACCATGAAAGGAACTTTAAAGTCGGCGATAGCATTGATTGGGTTTGTAATTTGGACTTGGAAGAGCGATGGTCTCGCTCCTCCTCCTACTAGTTGTGATTTGAATTCGTTTATATTGAAGGCCATGTTTATACTCCTTTTTCTTTATTTATTAGAGTGGCTGACCAACGATTTCATCGAATTCTACACCGGTTCTAGTCGCAACGAATGTAAGCTCGATCACGTTGATTGAACGCGCTGGCTTAATGAAGATGTTGCCTCTAAAGATGTTACGGTCGATTACGTCTGGTGTATTTACTGTAGCATCAGAGACGACTCTAAAGTCTATGATACCTCTTCTTCCTTGAATGTCACGAAGGAACGGTTCGACCAAGTTCTTGAACTGTGTCTGAGTGAACTCGTCGTTGAAGTCAAAGAGGAACGAAGCAGCCACAGTGGCGATTGCTTTCTCAACAGTGATGAAGAGTCTGCGAACATTGATGCGAGTGAACGCGCTTCCTGTCGCAGTTCCAAGAGCAGTCTTATCACCGAACAGAAGAACACCTTGCCCAACCTGCGCGATGACTGGGTTAATGTCGCTGCCGTAAAGTTGATCTCGCTGTGCTTTGTTTGGATTGAATGCAAGCTTTACGACGTTCTTGATAACACCACGCTTGTATCCAGCCGGAGACTCCCATGACTCGATGCGAGCTGATAGACCTGCAATGTCACCGTTAAGTGGAACCCAACGATATGCATCGTTATACTTATCGTAACGATACTTGTATCCAGTGTCAATCACAAGATAGGATGACGATGTACAGCTATTTCTAAATGCAATCGCGTTGTTCATCTTATCGGTTGGATTTGCTGGTGTTACAACGTTAGCATACGTCGGAGACGCATACACAACGCAGTCTTTACGTGACTCTGCTATGTTCTGTGTTAGATAGTTAGCAAGGTTAGAACTTGATGACTTGCCGGTTAGAAGCGCAGAGATGTCAACCTCGTTAGGATCCTTATAGAGATCGTATCCAAGAGCAACTTTTCCAAGAGAGATTGCAGCTTCACCGTCACCGTCAGAACCACCGCTTAGAGCTCCATAGATCGGGGATGTAAACGTTCCTGTGAGTGCAGCGGATGGCGTGTTATCGCCTAGCGCAGCGTCAGTCCCGATCGCTTTAATGTATGCGGAACGGTTTGCAATTACGTCAACATAGTAGTTTGTCGTTCCATCTGGAAGTTTTGCAGACGATGAAACTGATACGTTTTCGTATAGTTCAAGAACGCTTCCTACGATACCGCTGATTGTTCCTAGTTTATCAATAACAGAGATATGAACTAGAGTATTGTTAGATGGAGCAGCACCTACGCGGTCGCCGTATCCCCATCTTCTTTCTAGGCTAAGAAACGCCATATCCGTTTCCGTTAGAGTGTATCTGTTCTTAAAACTAACACTGTATGTAAACGGCGTAGTGTTTGCTTCGTTGTCCGTGAAAGCGGTGACGATTAAATCTTGATAACCAATCGTTGGATTGCCGATACGAACTATATCATCTACTTGAAGCGCAGTTGTGATCTCGTCTTCAAGAGATAGGTTTACCGTGTTAGAGTTAAAGTTAAAGATACCTGTCGCGTCTCCAACCGCAGCAAGTGTATCAGAAAACGAAGCGGAAGATACTACCGCAACCTGGAGAGAGTTACCGAGTGCACCTTCATACTTTGCTTCGAAGTATGTGCTGTTAGCAGATGCAGCAGAATCTGACGTTACTCGAGTTATATATAGAGCATTCGAGTATGACAGAAAGTCAGCTGCGGTAAAGAATGTCTCATGATTCTGCCATGTTGTGTTAGCAAACGGCTTTCCAAAACGTGAAGCAAGTTCATCTTCTGATGTGATTAGAATGCGTTCGTTGGTTGGTCCCCAGCGAAACACACCGGCAACAGCAGCAGGAGGTGTAGCTACGGCCGGTATTACGGCAGTCGCGTCCACTTCTCTAACAATGACGGATGGGCTTACAGAAAAAACCATATTTTTCTCCTTTTTCGTAAGATTTATTTGATAAGTTTCAATCTTTTCTTCTTTATTTATAATAACGAGATTTTACATCATCCAGTTGTCTGATTTATCGGATGCCTGCTTCCAACCAGGTTTTAGGTCGTCGGCGCCTATATCAATAAACCCAAAGGGAAGAAGATCATCTTCGATCTGTTCTTCGGTCTTCTCTCTTAATCTGTGCAGCGTATTAATGTCAGTAATCTCTTTGAAATACGCCTGGTTAGTCAACCAAGCAAATAATACGAGGTTCATAACTAAATCGTCGTGAGATCCCGGTTCTGCTTCGTATGAGTTCGCCTTTTTTGAAAAACGTGATAGTTCTTGGATAGTTTGAAAATCATTAATGAGTAACTGGTTCTGTTCGATTAATAGCTTAAGCATAGAACACCCAACGGCCTTCACAGATTTTGTGGTTCTTATTCCTGTATCGGTTATTTTTCCGAAACCATTTGAAATACGCTTTCCTTCTCTTCCAGCGTTCTCAGTGTAAAGCATATTTTCATATCCAAAATCCATGATAAGAGTATCAGACACTTGAGCTCCGATGTCGTTAATCTCAGTTAGAATCAAGGCTCCATTATATGCGGTACCTACTCTATATATTATCGAAGCGAAATCAATCGGCGATACAAAGTTATCTCTAAATGTACATACCTGTTTATATGGCATAGAAGTTATATCTATCACGCTAAAGGTAGAATAGTCTAGACCCTTTCCTCTCGATACGTCAACAGTCATCGCATACACATGATTACCGACTGGCTTTTCATATTGTGAAAGACCTTCGTTTGCGTATAGTGGTGTTGAGTATGACAGCTCTTTGAGCTTTGAACCCGATATGAGAGTACCAGAAGATCCGAGGAACTGACAGCAGTATTCCTGATTGAACTTTTCCTCGTCGTGATCGAGCGACTCGATCGTTTCTTTTCTCCATTTCTCATCACGGCCAGGGACGTCATACCACATGACTTTAACGTATTCGTAACCGTTAGTGCCTTCTTCGGCTCCCTTACATGTTTTCCAAAAGTGGTTCAATCCGTTTGGTGTAGAGGTCATTAGAAGCTTTGTAGACTCGCCTGATGAAATGGTTGGATATACCGATGCAAAGAATTCATCGTATCCCTCGATGAAGGCTACCTCGTCTAGATAGAGGAACGACACCGTCTTACCACGAATAGCCGAAGAAGACGTTGTTCCGGCCAAAACGTTACATCCGTTCTCGAGAGCGATGTTTCCTTTGTTCCATTCTTCAATGCCCTGCTGTAGCCACTTAGGTAGAGCTTCATACGCAAGTTTAATACGAGCAAGAACTTCCCTCGCTGCGTCTCCCTTGTTCGCAAGGATGGCGACAGTCTTAAACTCGTTAAAGAGTATGTAGTGTAGAATCACTGCGACGGCCGTAGTCGTTTTACCAGACTGGCGAGCCGTAAGAACTGCAAGACGACGATTGTTTGTAATCTTTTCAACTATCTCTTTCTGATAGTCATACATGTCGAGAGGAATGAGACCGTGATCAACGTGAACGATCTTAATATACTTCTTAGCGAAATATATTGGATCTTCAGAACACTTAACGTATTCCTTTATGAGTTCCGGCGTCCATTCGATTGGTTCACCAGTTTTCTTTAAGTGTATATTACCAAGATATCCGTCACCCATTATTCACCCTTTAACATCTTAAGAAGATCTGCTGTCGAGAGTATGAGATTGTTATTCGTTACGTTCGTCTGAGCAGCTTCCTTAGGACCATTCTTTTCTTCAATTGCGTACTTCTTCTTCGTAGAGATTTCAACGAAATCTTTGTTAGCATCGAGGAGAGTCTTCATAAGAGTTGACGCAACTTCAAACGCACGTGGAGACTCAGATTGTTTTGCAAGACTAATCATTTCCTTTAATGCGTCATCGCCTTGCTCTATAATGTTCTTGATGTTTCCGCGAACCTGTTCGATATCTCGAATTGTTTCATCGTCTTCTACGACTGTTGCAACAGCAGTGATGACTTCCTTTTCTTCGTATACAACCACAAGTTCTTCTGATTTTGCTTCTTCTAAAGGTCTAAGACCAAGAACCTCTGAAATTTTATCATTGTTCATTTTCACTCTTCTTCTGGGTTACTTGTTATGACTCGTATGATTCCCCAATCATCGTCAAACTGGATTTCTTCGTATGGAATAGTTAGGTCAGGATCTGTCGTCGGCACGTTGTTTGCGGTTAGACCTGGATATACATTGACACCTTCAGAAGGATCCGAAGATGCGTCCATAGATGTCCAGATATCTGTGTCTATGAACTTAATGATCTTCTTTTCTCTTTCAGGACCAAAGTACCAGCCCTTCATAGTAAAGTTAAGAGTCCATAGGACGGATCTTCTTTCTTCAAAGCCTCCTTCGTATAGATCCTCGTTCGTAATTCCATTCAAAATGATAGGAATATCAATAGGATCAAGGTCGTTAATCAACTTAACCGTAGCTGTCCACTCTGGTTTAAAGAATGGTATGATCTGCTCTACGATCTTTGTTGCATCTTCCGAATACTTAGTCATTATATAAAGAGAAAAGTCGAGGTTATATGGTGTCGCCGTCCACACATATGATTTTTGGCTATCTGTCTCACCTAGGTTCTTTTGAATCTTTTGCTTCGATGGTATCTTTCTCGCTCCATCGTATGTCATATTTGTGATTTCAAAAGACATACGAGGAAGAGAGATAGCAGTCTTACGAGTTAGATCTGGATCCTGCGTGATACGAGCAAGAAACTTTTGAAACGGGCCGTATGCAATTGGAACTACCATACGCTGCACTTCAGCACCATCTAAGCCGTCTCGAGTGATCGAGATCTTATTAAAGATAGTACCGAATAGCGCAACATACTTCCGCGTAGTCGCATTATAGAAGTGATTTACAAAGGCCATGTATTTTCCTTACCAAGTGTCTAGTGACCAAGCAGTTCTTTTCCAGATATTAGTAGAACCATTATAGTTCGCAGTGCAATAATATATGTAAGAAGAACTAAAGGATATGTCGCCAGTCTTATCTCCTAATGCCCCAATACTACTTGATGGAACTGGCACTACCCTTCCGCCAGACCAGGCAGTATTCTGTAAGGTTTCGTCTGGAAAAATTATAGATCCATTCGCACCAAATGTCCAAACATTGTTATTTGCAGCGACTTGTAAATCAGGATTTAATCCGGACTCAACTCTAAAGTAACTGTTATTTCCGCCTATTGTTAAATTCGACTCACTGTCATCTTCAATTCCGCCGGCACGGATACGAATATCATTCGGTCTTATTGCATCTACGATTATAAAATGGTCCTCAGAACCTGAGTCTACTGTCGGAAACAGCCCTATAGCATAGAAAGGTCCGGTGTTTGCAGCGACTGAAACCGTGTTTGCAGGAATAGCAGTGAATAGAATCGAAGAAAAGTCAGTTCTTATACTTCCAGACGTGTCATTGAACTCGTCACCTTTCATAAATATTGTATTTACATAGAGGTCGCTCCAATAGTTTGACAGAGAACCGATGTCGTAAGTTAGATCTTCTGCCGGGATTATGTCTTCCAACTCAGTGAATGAAGCTGCTCCTGTTAAATACCCAGCTAGAGCATGATCACCCCAAGAATAAGCTGTGTTCCAGTTAGACACATTTGTACTGGTTATAGAACCAGCCGCAGTTCTTGGGAAATCATACCCTGCATAGCTGTAAGAAACGGTGTACTCTCTATCTTCAACCCAGTTCCCTGTTACAGATAGGCCGCCAACTTCTACTTTATAACCGATTACTCCTTCAAGCTCTCCATGCGTCTTTTCTATGTCGCCTTCGGATCCAAGTGTACCTGAGAAGTATACACTCGTTATGTCTGCATCTTTTGCAACCATAGAAAAGATAGAGTCTTTATATAGAGTTACATAGCTACTTGCCGATCCAAACGGTGTGGCTGCAGTTCCAGCAGATGGTACTCTGTTGCCATCATTATAATCTATGCCCGTTGATCGGTTCGTGTTTATAATATTTCCGGAAGTATCGTACTGGCCAGATCCACCACCTGAAATTTCAGTAGCAGGCCATATATTCACGGCCGTTCCTGAAACTGTGTATGAGGTAATAACACCGTTTTCATCAGCACCCGAGATTAGAATACTTACATTATTGTTACTAGTTCCACCTAAGTTAGTTCCCAATATCGTTAGAGTGTCGCCGACTTCATAACCAGTCCCGCCATTAAGTAAGCTATTGTCTCTCCAAGACTCGCCTTCATATCTACCAAAAAGCAGACCGAATGCGGCGCCAGTTCCAGACCCGCCCGTAACTATGCTCGAATTGGCAGTTATTTCGCTACCTTCGTAGAACCAAAAATCTGGATAAAGAACTGGAACTTTTGACTTAAGAGACTCAATATGTTGATAGAACCTAGTCTTTATAGTCGCAGTGCTATTCTGAGTATCTCCTGTGTATAGAACTAGATCAACGTACTCTTTAAAGAATTCCCACAGCTGTCCTCTTCCGATCGGATCTTCAGAACCTCTAAAGATTGATATAACAGCAACCGTTGCGGAACCACTTATATTCGAAACTGCGAAATCGTCGTCCTCAGTTTGTGTAACACTTGTATTTGGGTTTACGGCTTCTGATGTAATTACGATTTGATTTATACTTGGTATACCGGTGTTATATATTGTAGAGAACGACGCGCTAAACCCTCTATAGTTGTTTGTGTCGGTTGGTATATATGACACCGCCTTTGTAAAGAATACGTCATCGTTACCTTGGTGATCTGTAATGAACAGTTCAAAAGCTTGCTTATTAAATACCGCGCTTTCAAAAAGAGTAGAGAAAGAAGCGCCGTCCTCAGACTCTGTGCTAAAGTTTAGAACACGAGTGTCCTCAGTGTTACCTATATAGTTTTCGCTTAAGTCTTGTGGTATAAGCTCACCATTTTCAATTGCGGTCGCTGCCTTATCTTTAATAACATAGTTCTGTTTTATGATACTATATTTTCTTTCAATGATATTGGAAGTATCCGTCAAGTCTGACACGTCAGATACAATTAAATTATTCGCATCTGTAAGATCAGAAATGTCAGTTGGTATCGTTGGTTTGTTATCCAAGTCATCATAGTCACCAGAAAAAGCGGTACTTACTAACTGATACAAGTTTAAGTTTGGCTTATTCGACAGATCGTTATAGTTTCCAGAAAAATCTGCAGCGTCATCGTTATAGAGTTCAGTAAAGTTCTGGTTAATCTTCGTGAATGCCGTTCTTAACGGATCACCGGTTCTATCGTTCGCTGTTGTACCGATATTGATGGTTTGCTTTGCCATGTCTTCCTCTTATACGGTGTCTGCTGTGATCTCAGTAGTGTCAGCAGTTATATTGTTACTGTCGGCGGTGATTGAATAATTCGTTGGTCTAGTAATAATCTCACTAAACGGATCTATCTCTGTAAAGTCGATGATATCTTCACCTTCTTCTTCAAAGAATATGTTCTTAGCTATCGGATCCTTGCTTAGAAGTTTATCAAGAGAATATACATGCGGATCTTCTGTATTTATGCTATCGAAGTAAGTGTCTATCTCTTGGATTCCGGTATTGAACATTTCGTTCGAGTATTCGAATAGTTCACACTTAAGATCAAAAACTTGCAGTGATCCACTCTGATAGAATACACTCTCGTGTTCAACAAACATTATCTTAAAGAACTTATCGTTCAACGGCAGGTAGACTAGGTCGCCTTCTTTAGGACGTATTAATGTAGTGTTCAGTCTTGTCGCATATCTTTCAAACGTTCTCATAGCAACTGTGAAAGTAACTTGATCACGTATCTGAAGACCAAACTTACTAAGAAAGTCGCCTTCACCTTGGAACCCGTCAACACTCTTTACATAAACTTCCATCGAGTAAGCAGCATTAAAGATAGACAGATCGTCTTCGTTAAGTATGTGATCCGTTGCTTCTAACTTTCTAGTTAAGTAGTAAGTATCAACGCCATAGATCTGAATTGCTTCAATGACCAAGTCGTCAATGAGTTGTTGCTCATTGAAGTATCCATAGTTTTGAAAAAAGACGTTAGTCGCCATTTATCATCCAACGAAATTGTAAACGAGTGGTTGAAGTGAAGTCTTCGCGTTTTCTTCCATCTCTTTGCGGTCTGCCTTTGCTTCCGATAGGATCTGTTCACCGTTGAACTGAACACCACCGATAAGCTGCATGTTTGTGAACTTTGTTAGGTTTACACCCCACTGCTCACGTATTAGGATAGACGCATAGTTCTGAAGAAAGCGATCGCTCCATACATCGGAATATGTGTTGCCATCAATAATGTCGTATCCTTCTATAATGATAAACGACCCAGGATTTAAGATGTTCTTATTTACATCGAGATACAAACGATTTATGTGGCGGTTATATCTTATAAGAGGTTTACCCACGAGAATTTCCTGAAGAAATTGTAGGTGCGATAGAGCCATGTAGTAATGCTGAATGTTATAACCGGTTATGTCTTCGAGATTATTCAAAACGAACTGATACTGAACGTTGAAGAAGCCAGTTCCGGTCGAGATCGATGAACTAAGATCAAAGATACGAGTAATGCCAAGCATGCTCTCAGGTACTTCTACATATCCCTGATCTATCTCTTCTTGAGTTAGCGCGTGTTTAAGATATATCATCTGGCTACCATCGTAGTGATAGTCTCTCCAGAATGCTATTGCCTCGTCAATACGATCTTCTATCTGTTCGTCAGAAACGTTGATCTGAATGACTGGTGCACCGATCTTTCTAAGAACATAATCTTTGAATTCGCTTCTTGTTGAAGGACGTGCCATGTTTGATCACCTTACTTTTTGATCTATTTATAAAAAGTAAGGCGATCTATTCGACAGCCTTACTTTATCAAAATGCAATAGATCCACTTTGTAATTAAGCTTGAGATTCAGACCAACCTATTCTACCAGCAACCACGAATGGATTTGCTGCGGTAACATTACTAGGATCTTCTAAAAGCTTAACAACAAGAGTTAGAACATCTGGGCCATCTGGGAATGTTCCGTCTCCACCGAGGATAGAGTTTCCAAGTGTCGCGATTTCATCGAGAGAAACTATGATATTGTTTTGTGAACGAGCGGTTGTGCCCGATGTACCCTGCGCTCTGAACGTATACACCGTAGTTCCTTCGGTGATTCTATCCGACGAATCGTGATAGATAAGTTGACTCAAGCTCGGGTTCGCAACTCTCTTCCAGTCATAGTTATTCAACTTGCCGTTCAATTTCAGAAGAACCTCGCAGCTGTGAGTCGTCAGAATACCAACGCTATCTAAGATCAGTTGCATACGATTTATGATCTCTCTTTCTCCAAGATTTCCTGGCGTTCCGTTGTCAACGCTAGGAGCTAGACGAATGCTAATAAGAGGTTGTTCGTACACAACGGAAGTAGTTGCAGCAGAAAGAGTTACAGTGTAGTTGTTCGCTGCTGCAGTTGCTGTTGGAGGACCGTTCAATAGAATAAGGTTTCTTGTAGCAGTAGAAGCGACGTTTCCTGGAAATTGTATTCTTGAAGAAACGCTTGGAAGGTACGCTTGGAATGGAGTAGTTCTAGTGTCCAGTGGGTTTGCGGTTAGTCTTCCAGTAATTCCGTTACCAGTTATAGACACGCCAGCAGGAATCGCGTTTAATGCTGTGCTTGGAGTCACAACTTCAATAGCATAGTTTGCTGTTCTAAATTGGCCTTGTGATAGAACATAGTATAATGAAGTATTTGCAATTGCACCGTTAGCTACGATACTCGCGGTTCCTGAAATACTTAGTGTATTCGAGCTTGCAGCAAACACGTATGCACGGTCGTTGTCATATCTTCCATCCATGATCACAGAAGTACCCCAGTGAGCTAGCGCCGGAACATATGTTGGAGCTCCAACGTTCTCAATCTCATATCTTCCTGGTATATTACCAGATCTCATATAAGCTTCGTTTTGTTTATTATTGTGTATAAATTCATGAACGTATACGACTTTACCTTTTTGATCTTTAAAACCAAATCTCACTTTACCGGCACCATACCAGCTGTAATCCATATAGGCCATCTGTATCTTATTAGTATTAAGATAGAAACCAGTCGAGCCGGTTCCATCGCAGGTGTCAATATTCCACTGAGACTGTGGTATTTTAGTGTCAATCGTTTTTGTAATGATTACATTCGTAGCATCCGTTCCTCTATAACTAGGAAGTATGTAAAGAAGAGTGTTACTTGCTATCTCTGATATGACATAAGTTTGGCCTTTGATGACTATTCGACCGCCTGCGTTTAATTGAGAAAGAAACTTCGTGTTTGTTCCAACAACGTTACCCTGCTTAAACTGAACAGATACAGTACCGCTTATCTGAAGGGTACTGCTTCTTCGACAGCAATATAGTTCCGAACCGTCATATTCAAAATATAGTCCGTTTTGATCATCAAAGAGGCCGCATTTTAGAAGACTGTTAGACCACGTGTTGACATAGTACTCAGGAATACCAAGCGCAAAAGTATCGGCAGGTTGGCCGCCGATGTTGACTCTAAACGAATATGGGTCTATGATGCTATCCACCGTAAAGGACCCATTCCAATAATTTTGTCCGGCAGTAACTGTAGCTCCACTTACTGTTATACTCAAATCTTCTGTCACTCTACTTGGAAAACGAGTCGTTATTATTGCCGTGTTTCCAGTGTCATACACCATCGAGTCAATAGTAGTGGTTGGACTAAAGTTAACAGCAAAGCTAACTTGAATACCCTTACCAGACTGATAACGGAAATATTTACGTGTCTGGCGTATCATAGTACTGTCTGGATTTGTGCTCGGAATAAGTTCAACTCCGCCATCGTATGGTCTATGAAGAGCGAAGCCATCTGCACGAAGCAAGAGAGATGTACCAACAGCATACTCAGAGCTCGTAAGAGTGGTGTTTGCGACACTCTCTCGTGCAATAATTTCAGTTGTACTGTTTATGCTTTCTATAGTTGCGTTGTACGTCGCACCAATACCTATAATTTCATTTAGTATAACACTAGTTCCGCTTGATGTTATATCGATTTTATTTGTGTTTGCGGTCGCTGTGGCTGGAGTTGGGTGTAGTTGAAGAGTTGTGCTACTTAAGACATTTACGTAATAAATCCCATCTTCTGTTATTCCACCCGGCGTCGAATCAGATGACACAAATACTGCATCTTCTGTAATATATCCATGTGAAGCAGAGGTTGTAATAACGTCTGTAGTTGTGTTTATACTGCTTACTGTTACGTTCGCTCCTATAGTTTGGCTTTCATAAACAAAGAACTCGTTTCCTCGAGTAAACAATGAAGGAAAGTTTGTGTCCGTTCCAGTGATTGTAGTCTCGCCAGCAGTAATAGTTACTGTTCCAGGTCCTAGCACTTCACCGGATACTGTAGAAGTTGTTATGGTGTGATCTGTACCGGTACCTTTCGAAGTTAAAGTAATTGACACACCATCAATCGCATTTTGCTCAGAAGACGCCAGTCTAAACCAGTTTTTACTCACTCTTATCACATAATAAGTAGTAGAATCTGTAAGACCGCCTATTGCAGTTCCAGTTGTGTTATATTCTACGGCAGTGCCGGTTCTGAGTCCGTGTGTTAACGAATAGAAAGCACTCTTACTTAAATCTAAAAACAGATTAGGATTTATACTAATAATTCTCAAAGGCACGCTAACGTTAGCTGTAGACACCGTAAACGTGTTAGAAGTTATATTATCCACTAACGTATACACCCCATCTGCTGCACCGGGCGTCGTAGCCGAGAAGGTATGTGTGGCTGTACCGGAGGCCGCTATATCCACCAAGTCTGCTGCGCGCAAAGATCCTGATCCACTAAGAGGGCCGCCTATATCAACACGATCTGTATTTGCATTTGCGCCGGCTTTTGTCCAGTGAAGAGTAAGCGTTGTTGTAGTCCCAATTCTTGCCCAATACCATGCGCCGCTTCTAAGGCCAGATATCGGCGTTGAGCTTAAGTATTGTACGGCGTCGCCGTTTGTAAAACCGTGAGCAACAGCCGTAGTGATCACGTCAGTCGAAACGTTAACAGCAGAGGATTGTGTAAATGTTCGCTCAACGGTCTTAAATCCAGCAGTAGTGGTCGCAAGTTTAAAATTGTTCTGTGATTTTTGAAAAACATAGTAAAAGTCACCACTAGTAAGACCACTGATATTAGAATTTCCATTATTGTTGTACAATACTGAAGAACCGTCTATAAGTGTATTACTAGGAGCAAATATACTATCATTGTTTAAAATAGAATAATTTCCAGATATGCGATACTGGCCAGCTGCGCTTCCAAACGAAGTAAGGTTAATTTGTGCGCCGTTTGAAACTGACGTAAATCTAACTCTGTTGACATTAACTTTTTCAATTCTGTAAGCCGTAGAAGATGTAATACCGCCGATGGCAGTGCCAGATTGAACAGTATATGTTGCTATGTCTCCGGTTTCAAAACCGTGATTTGAAAACCATATCGTATCAAAATCTGGAAGAAGTGACGCAGCAATCATCACAGCACCATTCGTGGTCGTTGTCATATTTAGAGTTGCGCCCGTAGGTGTAGTTCTAATCGTCATTGTTGTTGCACCACTGACAACCGAAACATAATATGGAGTGTAAGAAGATAGAAGGTCGGTTGATACGGAAACGTTGCCTGCTCCACCTGGGCCAAAGAATAAAAGTGGAACGTTATTATCAGAGTTAGTAAGATTGTGCGGTTCAACGAACGTAACAATTTCTGTTGCAGTGGCCACGCCACTAACTCTTGTGCCTCTTATGAAAGCGCTTCTCATAACTCCACCGTCAGTTCCTGCTCCTGACAAGTTTACTCTTGTTGTGCTTCCGCTTGTAGTGGTAAGATATATAGTTGTAGGATTTACCACTCTTACGTAGTACCAGTTAAAGGTAGTAAGACCGCCGATTACGGTATTTCCTTCACCAGCTACATACACGTATGGAAAGTTATCCGACAATCCATGAGCAGTTGGAAACGTAATCGTCTCAACTCCAGCTCCAGCATCAATTGTGACTGCCGAATTTCTAAAGTATAGTACAGGTGAACCTTTTGATGAGTCTCCACTGTAGTTATATGGCTGAACTGCACCAAGAGCAAACGAACCTGTTTCTCCAGTTGCAGTATTGTTTGTGCTTGTTACCGTGCTAGTAACAAAATTATTTGCTTCTACTAGAGACGCATCAATGTCTAAGTCTACAACACCTTTACTGTTTGTTAAAAAGAAGCTGGTTCCAGGTGTAAAATTTGTCGGGTATGCCGTCGTAACAGTTAGGGCAGTATTTCCAGATCCGCTCGTTGTGATTGCGGAAATTCCAGAAATATCAAATTCGGTTCCTTGATAAAGTGATCCAGCAAAGATCTGAGTGAATGTATCAAGTATACTTCCTGTAAAGTTTTGTATTGACTTTGATTTGTATTGGAACGAAGTTGTACTTATAATATTAGTTACAACAAATCCGCCATCGCAAGAAATACTTCTAGAACCAGAAACGATCACTGGGCTTCCGCTAATAAAGTTGTGAACTTCTCCAAGTTCAACAGTGACAAGATCGCTTCCATTAATTGTAGACATAGAAGTAATACTAAAAGAAGTGTCACCAGTTCTTGAATAGAAAGTAGGAATATTCTTAACGAGTTCAAGAGTCTCCCATTTAGTTGACTGAAGACCGTATTCGAAGTCAGTATCGATTAGGTTTTCTGGTTGACTTATTCTTAATTTTGAAACAGGATCAACAAACGTTTCACTAGGCTCAAATGATTGATTGTCTTTTTCAACGAAGATCTGAAGCTTATCAGATGCACTCATAGCACTGCAGTCGTATGTTAAGACGAGAGTTGTGGTTTCTGCAGTCGTGTTAATGGTGTAGTTACTTATTCCCTTTGCTGAATCAGCGAACGAAAAAATGATTTGATTATCCGTAACATTCGTGATAAGCAGGAATCTCTCTAAACGATATATTCCATCAATGACAATTGTATCCGTTGATGGTGTAAACGTATAAGATGGGATAAGTACTTTAGCCATTTATTGCTTCCTAGCTTAATGATAAGATTGTTTCTTCTATTTATAAAAGAAGACGAACCGCATTTTTCTATTGACATATGTGAAATTACTGATATAATTAGATTTAATATCTATCAGGCCGGTAGTATATACTCACTCGATGCGTTCGATATCTTCTTCATAGCAGTTCTCTCCATACTGGATCTCAACAATCTTGAGTTCTTCAGACGAGTCGTTAATGAGTTGATGCCAGTCGGTTACGACAATGGTGACGAAGTCACCTTTCTTCAAAGGTTTTCTTATTCCATTGTGTAGGATTGCACCTGTACCATTCGTCACGTACCAAAGTTCGCTTCGATACTTATGTCTCTGAAGACTCAGTGACTTACCTGGTTCGACGACGAGCTCCTTTACCTTCGTAGAAGGACCGTCTGAGTGAAGAACACGATAGTATCCCCACTTTCTTTCAGTCTTTGGAGTCTTCCACTCAGTGAGGATCTTGCTACTCGAATTCATCTTATGAGTTCCACCGACGCCAAATACAAATGATAGTCTTTCATCCTTAATACTCATTTCCGGAATATTAATATTCGTTCTATCCCCGCCATTTGCAAAGATGATTTCATCATTAGGAAACTTTCCTAGGCACAACTTAATTGCTTCTGATGCCCCGCCATCACTATCGTCAAAGATCATGACACTATCGACCATATGAAGGCTCTCAACGATTGCAACTCTTTCTGATAGACTCATGAATGGCTGGCCCTTTTTACGAGTTAACCATTCGTCACTATTGACTCCAACTATTAGAATATCGCCGAGCTCTTTTGCTTCGTTAAAATATGCGATGTGACCGCTGTGAATTGGATCAAAACCGCCGGTTACAAGTACTATCTTCATTTCTTACTCCGCATCAAAAAAGAACATTTGCCATAGACGTGAATTTTCTAAAGCATATCCAAAGTATTCAGACGCTGCGTGTATCAACCCAGCATCAAATATAACTAGTCTATTATAAACGTTTCCAACCACATCAACTGGCTCGTATGGAGTTCTATCCAGAGTAGTATGACCAGAGAATGTGCTCATAATTTCTGGATGCGAGTTATGACGTATACGTGTTGCTTTATGTGCAAACATAGATGTACCTGTCTGATATGGCGCGTCTGGTGTTAGAAACAACATTCCTGCATACTTCTGTTCGTCGCAGTGATACACGAGAGGTTCGCCTGCGTAGCAGTACTGGAATCTACCGTTCATTCCATACTGTTCCCACTTAGTAACCTTCATTCCCATGATCTTTTCGAACTCGTCTTTTAATCCGTTAAAGAGGTACTGTTTGTGAGTTCTTCTTCCAATGTATCCTCTTCCTATGCCACCCTCGTCAAATTCTCTAGTCATAGCATACTTCCTTACTTCATCCGGATTTTGATAAAAGTCATCTACGACCCACAGTCTCTTCTTATAAGGATTTATAATCGAAGAGGGGTTTAATACTGATTTTTCGAATACATCCAAGTCTTTGTAATCAAAGTTTGGTAAGAAAAAGTTTTTAAGATGCTCTCTTTCAAGTATCATTTTTGGCAACTCGCTTATTGGATACTTTTTCAAAACATGATCATTATTTCCAGAAGGTGGAACAGAACCTTCAGTAAGAGGAGTTTTGTTGAGAAAATCAATAAACGAGTCATCGCTAAATTTGATAGAACTGTTATCTTCTTTACGCATCCATTCAAACGAATCGTTGTAATGGGCAAAGACTTTTGCTTTTAAAACTCTATTTTCAACTCCGCCCATCCATGACAAGTGCCATCCAAGATCTTTAACGGGTTGTCCATTTTCTGTTATATAATGAACAGGAAATGGGTTACCGATATTTGATCTTATATTCGAAGGATTTATTTTTTTTAGTTGACTCTTCGTAGCAAGAAACATTCCGCCAGACCAATCTACTGGATACCCATTACTATAACAAACACGAAGGTCTGCTCTTCCTTCTAAGTATATCAACGGAACTTTAATAATAATATTTTGATTTTGCTTGCATACGTTAGAAAGATATTGAATAACTTCAGGCTTTATAATTTCGTCAGCGTCACTATGTATGAACACGGTATCATCATCAAACTTATCTAGCGCAATTAAAAGAGCATCTTTCTGTAGGCGCTCTCTTACCTTTGCTCTCTTTGATTCAATTTCGTTACGACTATCGTTTTTCATATCCGCGGTGTCGATAGGAAGAATCACTAGATCTTCGTCTTCTGGAATATCGTGCTCTATATATACGATCTTATCTTCTGGTAAATTTAGTTTTTTTGCAATCTCACTAAATTTTCTCTCGACGTTCTGTCCGCTATGTGTTTTATTCGACTCTGCAATCACAAAATAGTCTACATAATCTTTAAGAAGATTTACTCTCAGCTCTAGTGTTTGCTCGCCATACGGAGCAAAAAATGGAAAAAAATCTACTATCATATTATAACCTTTCTAAAACAGTTAAACCGTTGTTGTTTGTTAAGAATTTTTTGAATCTCCAGTGAGGGTTAACCATGAGAAACTCTATTATAGCTGGAAGAAGACCTTGAGAAGTACTGTATGCTTGGCCTCCCTCGTTCTTTAGACCAAAAGTATTTGTATCGTGGAACACCATGTATTTTCTAGACTTATTTCCATGAAGTGAAAGCTCTTGTTTTAACTGCTCGTATGTATGCCAAGTATCAATGAAGAGCAGGTCTGTTTCTTCGATATCAATCTTAAGAACGTCTGCTTCGATGAATGTAGCATCCTTTCCAGCTTTCTTTGCCTCGTTGATTAGATCTACTACTTTTTGATCTGTTACGATGTCATATGAAATTAGTCTCGCATCAACTCTTAAGAATGCTCGTGTACTTATTCCGGTTCTTACACCCATCTCTATTATATGATTACAATCTTTAGCTAGTTCATATAGAACTGGAAGGTGTTCGTGAATGTCACTAGGAGACGAAGCCGCGATCGCGAACTCTTTCTCTATCATGTGTTTGAAATTTTTTTGCGGCTGGTCTTCCGAATGTCTAATAGTACCAACCGAAGGAATATACTTTTTCATTATGTCGTTCAAATTTACCATATCATATATCTCACTCTTAGTGTTCTTTTCTTTTGCTTTAAGAAAGAACGGATGTATGTTCATAAAATCATCTTCTTTTCCAATATATTTATATATTAGCAGTAACATATAAAACGCATCTATTCTTGACGAGTCAACGTTCAATGCATTCTTTAAAATTTTCTCTGCCATCGCAAAACTATCGCCATGTTCTATCAATGACTTTGCAGCTGACACTAGAGAATTATAGATAAGTTCTACGTCATCTGTCCTATCTGCCGCTCTTAGAAAGTATCCACAGGCAGAAGAATACTGCTGAAGGATTTCATACTCTTTTCCAAGATCGTAGTTGTACTGAGCGTTTCCTGGATCACTTATATAAGTGTTAATCTTTTCTTTAAGCATGTTACCCTCTCAAAATAAAATCATCAAACACGTCTCTAGGTATTCTTAGTATGTAAGAAGCATTATCTTCATAGCCATAGGATATAAGTACGTCATTCTTATGGTAAGCAATACCAGATACAAACTCAATAGTACCACCCATCATAGTAAAGTCACGAGTAGAGCATACGATGTTCCAGTTTCTATCCCAGACTACGATTCGCTGAAAGTATCTTCTTCCGCTATCCTTGCCGCTATATAAGCACTCGTGAGTAACACCTATGTAGTAATCGTCATTCCAAGGAAGAATATGAGAACCGCCTCTTAAGTCTCGAGGAAACCGATAAGTCTTAGACTCTTCCAAGTGAACGGTCTCGGTCTTTAGAGTTTTAGTATCAAATGAAACTATCTGAGTTGGGTTAGACCACTTCACCCATTGGAACGGTTTATCTAGAACAGGCATCCAGTTCTTTTCACAATAGGTATCGTCGTTTCCTGGCGCAGGAATTGAAAAACGTTCTACTTCGACTACGCCATTCTCGGTTATCTCGATCTGTGAAAGATCCATACGACCCTTACCTTCTAGTATGTGGTCCCTTCTTACTCCACATAGATACTTCTTTCCATCCCACTCTACAAACCTAGCATCTTCCAATCCAATGTAGAACCAGTTAGGATTCTCATTGAGTCTCATGTCAACGCGATCTGCAGTTATAACATTAAGTCGATCGTCTAATCTGCACACGACGTTTTCGGATCTGATATTAATGTCGTTGTCGGAATATAGATATTTGAGAGGACCGTCTTTTTCTGGAAACTTATTACTGTAGTAGAGTGTGTAGTTTGTTTCTCTTAAGTTTACAAAGACTCTCTCTTTATCATCAACAAACACGGAAGCATTTGTAGTCGCAACTCCTTTAGAAACAGAATGAGGAACTACGATAGAATGCACGGATCCTCCCTTTTCCAAAACATATTTGGAAAGACTAGAACTATATACATCCTTTAAATCTGAAGAGTTGTGATAGTAGTTAGCTCTTTCGTTTTCTTTTTTGATCTGCATAAGATTCTTTAACGCATCTCTTTTTATGTGGTTCGGAACGTCCTTGATCTTTGTTAACGATAGTAATATCTCTCTTGCTTCTTCAATGAAACCGCTGTTAAAACCAGCATGCGCTTTTTGCAAAAGAAGTGAATACTTTCCTTCAAAAATAGTTTTAAATCTCAAGGGTTTTAAATTATCTATGTCTTTAATAGATAATGCGGTGCACACTAGAGAGTACGCGGTGAACCACTTCTCATCGTTCGTTTCGTTATTTTCTATGAACTTACTTAGAATTAAATATGCTTCGGGTCTATCAGGCATATGCGATATCGCAAAGTTTAGCATACCCTTTGTTGAATATCTACGTCTTCCTAGTGAAGCAGTACATGCTGCAAACCTTATTAGGCTCTCATATGACAGAAGACGGTTCTCTGTTCTTTCTGCTGTTCTTAAGTAATAAGAACCAGCCGAAGAATACTGCCCCAGATCCTCATAGTAAGATCCTAGAGTAAAACTTACTTCTGGATCACTAGGGTTAAGAGCAAACATCGTGATCAATTGTTTCATTTCTTCAAGCATATTAACCCTTTGCATAATTTAAAAACTTTTCTACGGTTGCATATGGAGTTTCTAATACGTATGCAACGTTGTCTTGAAAACCAAACGTGATGAGGATCTTTCCTTTATGGTGACACATTCCGCACGTAAACTCAGTATGTCCTCCCATAATGGTAAAGTCATCAGAGAAACCTACTATGTCCCAGTTCCTATCCCATACTATAAAGCGATGCCGATATACTCCGTCCTTTACTCGCTTCTCTCCTTTAAACAGATCCACCTCGTGAGTAAGAGCAATATAGTGATCACCGAACGGAATGACTTGCGATCCTCCACGAGGTTCTGTAAGACCCTTAGGATTTCCATTAAACAGACGCTTCTCGCTAAGAAAGGCTGTTTCTGCTTTAGATTTTTCTATATCTACAAGAACTACTTCTGTTGGGTTGCACCACTTTATGTACGTATAGTTTTGATCTAGAACTGGCATCCAATTCTTTTCGCAATAAGACTTGTCTTCACCAGGTGCACCGATACGAGTTCTTGACACTTCTATGACTTCGTTTTCCAGAACTTCTATCTCTGACAGTTCCATACGACCCTGTCCGTTTGTAGTCGTATCTCTACGAACTCCAGTCATATAGAGCTTTCCGCCCCATTCCACGAGTCTTGCGTCTTCAAGTCCTACGAAGTCCCAGATTGGTTCTTTGTCCAATCTTGAAGTATCTACGTGATTGAATCTAGTAATGTTATAGTTATCATCAAGTTCGCAGTAGTAGTTTTCAGTGCGAAGCTTCATATCGTCTTCGGGGTGAAGATATGTTAGAGGCCCCCAAGGATGGACGAATTTCTTTTTCTCTGAATGATAGAATAGATAGTTGGTGCATCTTACATTAACAATCAATTTATCATTATGAACCAAGATGGATGGGTTCATGAGACCAGTTCCACCGGTGAGTTCGACTGGAACGATAAGCGGATGAATGCTGCCGCCGTCCGTTAATGCTTGTTGTGCTAGAGTGATAGAAGTTTCATATCTGTATGTTTGCTCTACTTGATATGAATCTTTTATGTGTTCAAAAAATGACATAGTGTAATAAGTCTCCGCATAATATAGTTATCTCAACTACATTTATTTATCTGCCACGATAGCGTTGATTATTTAACCCAATGCGATTGCGTATGCAACTGCGTCTGCCGTCGTTACAGGTGTATCCCAAAAGACACTGTTTGCAGAAGAGTGTAATACTTGTCCAAAAGATCCAGGTGAATTTGTGCTGTCATATATGGCTCCAGTTATTCTAACATTGCCTTCCACGTGCAGTTTTTGAGATGGGATTAACGTCCCAATGCCTATATTTCCTGCGCCATCAGCGGTTATTCCGCCAATACTAACATTAACTCCTACTAACGTCCTTAACGATACTGGCATTAGTTATCTCTCTTTATGTTTTCGATATCGGCTTTTAGTCTCTTAACTGCTTCTATTAAGATCGCAATAAGTGGAGTATATGCAACCGTCTTCCAACCGTTTCCGTTTGTTTTCACGAGTTCTGGCATTATCTTTTCAAGTTCCTGCGCAATCACACCGTAACTCTTAGTTTTGTTATCTTTCCAATCGAAACTATATGTATTTATTCTTTCTAGAATATCAAAGCTGTTATCAATAGACATAAAGTTTTCTTTAAACGTTTCGTCTGAAAGCGAGTTGAAGTTAGTCGCCGAGAGATCACCGGTCGAAGGATTGAAATACAGTTTAGTTGTAGAAACTTCTGCCGTTTGATTCGATCCAGCCGCTGCTACGAATACTGGGTAATGAGTCGCATTAGTGGTGGTATCGTCAGACGCGTTAATCGTAGTAGACGGTCCTGATGTACCTTGGATACCTTGAACACCCTGTGAACCTGTTCCGCCAATACCTTGAGAGCCAACCCCTTGAATACCTTGAATGCCTTGAGTACCCTGAGTACCCTGAGTACCCTGAAGACCTTGTGTACCCCGAGTACCCTGAAGACCCTGTGTCCCTTGAGTTCCCTGAAGACCTTGAGTACCCTGAGTACCCTGAAGACCTTGTGTACCCTGAGTACCCTGAAGACCCTGCGTTCCTTGAGTTCCTTGAGTTCCCTGAAGACCTTGAGATCCAGTCGTACCTTGGGTTCCTTGAGTACCTTGAATACCTTGAATACCTTGGAAACCTTGAGTTCCAGTTGTACCTTGTGTTCCCTGAGTTCCTTGAATACCTTGGAAACCTTGTCTACCTTGTAGGCCTTGAGATCCAGTCGTACCTTGGGTTCCTTGAGTACCTTGAATACCTTGAATACCTTGGAGACCTTGGGATCCAGTTGTACCCTGAGTTCCTTGGGTACCTTGAATACCTTGGAAACCTTGTCTACCTTGTAGGCCTTGAGTACCCTGCGTGCCCTGAGTCCCTTGTGTACCTTGTGTTCCCTGAGTTCCTTGAATACCTTGGAAACCTTGAGTTCCAGTTGTACCTTGAATACCTTGAATACCCTGCGGGCCATATGCATACAATGCAGCTGTAAAATATGTGCCGTTTGCACTGCTATTAATGTTCTGAGAAGTTGTATTTCCAGTAAATGCAGTAACTTCGACATAATCTGTTGTACCGTTAAAATATGCAATAGTGGAAAATGTCATTGCATAACCAGAACCAGTCATGATTTGATCTTGACTAATTGCTAGCTGCGTAGTTCCATTTTTTCTAAGTTGGATATTGTTTTGATTATTAGTTACTGCGCCAGCATCCCACCAAACCTGAGCAGTAATATTGTAATAACCGGCAACAGTTGGTTGGAACCTATTTGAAGCGAACCAATTCTGTGGATCAAAATCATCTGAAAATGTAACAACTGTATCGGCGCCGTTGGTGACAGTTTGTGCTATGTCTTTAACTGCACGAACTACATAACTACCGGGTGTAAGCAAACCGCCATCAAATCCTTGTACACCCTGTCTACCCTGTAGACCTTGAGTTCCCTGAGGACCCTGTAGACCTTGAGTTCCCTGAGTACCCTGTAGACCTTGAGTACCTTGAGTTCCCTGCGTTCCTTGTGTTCCTTGAAGACCTTGAGTACCTTGAGTTCCCTGAAGACCTTGAGTGCCTTGAGTTCCCTGCGTTCCTTGTGTTCCTTGAAGACCTTGAGTGCCTTGAGTTCCCTGAAGACCTTGAGTGCCTTGAGTTCCCTGAAGACCTTGAGTACCTTGTCTACCTTGGAGTCCTTGAGGACCCTGTACACCTTGAATACCTTGAACACCAATTGCAGTAAATATTTCCCAAGTAGAGCCATCATAAGCAAATTCTACAGAGAAACCTTTCACATCCATTGCAACGTCGTCTGAAACTCCTTCGATTGTGCTTCCGTTTCTTCCAACCGTAAGGTTGGTGGCCGCCCAGTCGGCTGGATCTGCAATAATTACAAAATCGCCTGTAGAAGGAGCAGCCGGAAGATTAATTGTGAATGTTCCCCCAGAAGTGTCTGCTAGAATTCTGTCTCCGGAAACTGCGGTGTATGTAGTTGTTTTTACTAACCAATTATTAAAACCACCATCCAGACCTTGTAATCCTTGAACACCAGTTCCTTGAAGACCCTGTGTCCCTTGAGTGCCCTGAGTTCCTTGAAGACCCTGTGTCCCTTGAGTGCCCTGAGTTCCTTGAAGACCTTGGGTTCCTTGAGTACCCTGAGTACCCTGAAGACCTTGGGTTCCTTGTGTTCCTTGAGTACCCTGAGTACCCTGAAGACCTTGGGTTCCTTGTGTTCCTTGAGTTCCTTGAGTACCCTGAAGCCCTTGGGTTCCCTGAGTTCCTTGCGTACCTTGAGTTCCCTGAGTTCCTTGCGTACCTTGTGTGCCCTGAAGACCTTGAGTGCCCTGAGTTCCTTGTATACCTTGAGTTCCTTGAGTTCCTTGAGTACCCTGAAGACCCTGTGTTCCCTGAGTTCCCTGAGTTCCTTGAGTACCTTGAGTTCCTTGAGTACCTTGAGTTCCTTGAGTACCCTGAAGACCCTGCTCGCCTTGAAGACCTTGAGTGCCTTGTGTACCCTGAGTACCCTGAGTACCTTGAGTACCCTGAAGACCCTGAGTACCTTGAGTACCTTGAGTACCTTGAGTACCCTGAAGACCCTGTGTTCCCTGAGTTCCCTGAGTACCCTGAAGACCCTGTGTTCCCTGAAGACCCTGTGTTCCCTGAGTACCTTGAGTACCCTGAGTACCTTGAGTACCCTGAAGACCCTGTGTTCCCTGAAGACCCTGTGTTCCCTGAGTACCTTGAGTACCCTGAGTACCTTGAGTACCCTGAAGACCCTGAGTACCCTGAAGACCCTGAGTACCCTGCGGGCCTTGTAGGTTTGTTGGAGATCCAACCCATTCACCGCTCGAATTAATTACTGGCCCAACACTTTGGATAGTGACTCCGCTTACTACGATGTTAGCGGTGTTGTCTATAGAGAATTCTACACCATTAAGTTCTAATCCAGCCCCTGCTTTATAAATCTGAGAAGAACTTATCTGAGAGAAGTTTATACCCGTGCTTCCAAAAACGATAGTGCCTTCAGTCGTCATCACGTAAAGTTGACCAGCCCCAGTGTCACCTTCAAGAACATAGAATGCGTCACCTTTTCCTAGGTTACCAGGACTGCTTGGACTATAAGAATCCGCATCCGTTGAACGAATAAGAACCCAAGCAGTGTTCGCAGATCCAGTGTCTGAAACTGTATATACGCCGTTATGTGCAGTATTTGCTTGTTGATATAATAAGACACGATCATCAATATCTAAAGTAATGCCATCTATGATAAGAGTTGCTTGTGTTCCGACATTCGTAAGAGTTGCACCTACACCAGAAGTACCATTATCATATGCAGCATTAAGATTTATCGGTGATTCAACTCTGACTGGATCGTGATAGTGTATAGCTGCAGATACAAGAGTATCTACATACTGTTTTGTGACAGCTTGTAGATTTCCCGTTGGATCTTGAGCGAGAGTTAAGAAACCGCTAGTCATTGCGGTACTAACGTCCGATCTTAGGAATTGTAGACTGTCTAATCCATCGAGAGTAGCAGCATCACCTGCGGTAGAACCTTGAATACCTTGCAAGCCTTGATCACCTTGAAGCCCTTGCATGCCCTGTGGGCCTTGTGTTCCTTGGATACCTTGCTCGCCCTGAACACCCTGAAGTCCTTGTGAACCCTGGGTTCCCTGCGTACCTTGTGTTCCTTGAAGACCTTGCTCACCTTGTACCCCTTGAGTTCCCTGTGTTCCTTGAGTTCCTTGCGTACCTTGGATACCTTGCTCGCCCTGAACACCCTGAAGTCCTTGTGAACCCTGGGTTCCCTGCGTACCTTGTGTTCCTTGTGTTCCTTGTAGACCTTGTGTCCCCTGTGTACCTTGTGTTCCTTGAAGACCCTGGGTCCCTTGTGTTCCTTGAAGACCCTGAGTTCCTTGTAGAACAAACAGTTCCCATTCAGCAGTATTAACCGCAGGGTCCTGGTAAACCGATGTGATGACTTGCTTTGATACATAAGTGTTACCATCAACTGGGCTTACAGCAACAGTATCTTTTACATAGCTAGCTTCTGTCCATAATCCAATGTAATTTAATACGAGCTCTATGCCTTGGAGTCCCTGTAGACCCTGTGTTCCTTGCTCACCCTGAAGACCTTGAGTACCTTGGGTTCCTTGTTCACCTTGAAGACCCTGAGTACCTTGGGTTCCTTGTTCACCTTGAAGACCTTGCGTTCCTTGAGTACCCTGAAGACCTTGCGTTCCTTGCGTACCCTGAAGACCTTGCGTTCC